GTGTACATCTTATAATACTATTGCTACGCTTCCGCTAGTTAACTGAACTCCTGAGAATACTTGATTTTGTGTAGGTCGAATAATTGCACCCGCTTTTACTGCATTCGCTGGCGTTGTTACATATTCCCCCTTTACGTCAATTCCTCCTATCTTAATAGAAGCAAAAACCGTATCTTCTAAAGTTACAATAGTATCAAAGTCTTGAGTTAATTCTGTAGCGTCGTTCACCACTTTTGTACCTTGTAAACCGCTTATAATCTCTTCCGTTTTAAATTGCATTTTGTTTTATTTTATGTTAAAATTCTTCTTCCTATCATTACTACCTTTAAACCCTTTCCCGCTGTTGTGCTTCCTACTTGGTCTATATCTATAGTTATTTCTGCATCGTCTAATATAACCGCACTAAGCACGTTAATAACAGGAGGTACGGCTGCCGTTGTGCTTGTTTTCTCCCCGTCGTCAATAGTTATAATAGTGCTTAATATAGAAGCCCCTCCGTTGTTAATATCTACGTCTAACGTGCTGCCTACAGGAGCTGTGTTTACATTCGCTCTTACCTCTTCTACTCGCATTTTATAAGGCATTCTAAAAGTTACCTTAGCAGTGCCTGTAGTTAGGTCTGTAGTCTCATCTGAACAAGCTATAACTAGCTCAGCGGGAAACGCACCTACTAACTCGTCAAAGTCTATCTTTTTAGTAACCCCGCCCTGTACTAATACGAACTCATCGCCTGAGCTTGCGTTAGTTGCTGCTGTTAAATTACTTATTCTGCTGTCTGCCATTATGTAGCTTTTTAATGTACTTTTTTAACTTAATTACGTTCGTTTGTTTTGGCTCGTATCTCTTCATATATCTATATTACCCAGCCCCCGAAGTCGCTCTCGCTACTAGGGTACATATCACCGTTACTATTACTATAATACTCAGGAAACTTACTTTGATTAAAACACATATAATCTATAAATCTCCGCGTGTAGTGTTGTGCTATGTTTCGCTGTTTCTCGATTAAAAAGTCTACCTCGTTTTTACTTACCGTTTCGCTGTTTTCTGATCCGTGCTTATACATTCCTTTATTAGCTATTGTGTAGCTTGCGAAAGGTAAATACTCTACCATTGCCCAGTGAATAAGCATACTTTTTACATAGTCTAACAATAGGGCTTTATAGTCCGCGTTTGCGACATCGTCTAAAGTTCCCGCTACTATTAAATTCTGTATCTTTTCGAGTAAGTCAGTACCTAAGTAATTCTGTATATGCGTATCCTGTGCTATGTTTACGAACTGTATAAACAAGTCTACGTCAACGTTGCCGTTTAACGCTGTCTTTTTTACTATATCGTCTCTCGTTATTAATAGTGCTTTTGCCATTATCCTTTATAGTTTGGGTGGTGTCCGTTGTTAGGCATATCTTTAGGAGCTATCTTACTTTCTGCGCTTCCCCAAGGTTTAGGGCTGTAGCTCTTAGGAATACTAGCAACCTCCTCGGAGCTGCTTAACGCTTTATCTTTATAATAAGTGCCGTCTGTCTTCTTCTTTAATCGGTATAAATTCTCTTGCCAAAAGTGACCGCAGTTAACCCCGCCTTTGTACTTAAACAAGTCATAAGGCTCTCCCTTGTGTCCGAAAGATTGATTAACGCCCGCTCTACTTGCCTTGTCTATATCTTCTAATCTGTACACTACTCCGCTGGCTGTTCGTTGCATCATTTTAGCACAAAACCCTCTACTTTCTGAACTCGAGTATTTTTCCGCGTATTCGTAGCGTACTTTATAAACAGACTTATCTAAGTTGCTAGAACGTGAAGGCTCGCTTTTAATAAAGTCGCTTAACTTTTGTAGTACTGTTTTTTTCTCTTTAATCAACTTGTTAGCCCACGCCTCTACGCTTTCGTTATCCTCTGAGTATTCTCGGCTATCTACTAGCTCCCAGTCTTCGTCTATTGTTTCACCGTCTAACACTTCTAAAAGTGCTTCTCCTTGGTCGTCTGTAATTCTGCTTAACTGCTGCTCTGCTTGTTGCTCCTCTTCCTGTTCTTTAATCTCTATCTCTTCGAGTAAGTTCAAACGTCTGAAGTAAAGGTCTAAAGAAATACCGTTAAACGCTAAAATCTTATCTATAGCGTCAATCATTAATTCTTGAAACGGTTGTATAGTGGCGTTATAAAAATAACGTGCTGCTACTTCTATTTCGTCTGCGTTAGAGCTGAAGCCTTGGTTATCGTTTACAATACCTACTAACATAGGAGAAGTTACTGTATGTCCTGTTAATATCTTTTGCTCTGCTTCTTTGCTTAAGTATTGGTAGTGTTGAGGTGCATCGTTTAAAGGTATATCGTCAACAGTTGTTTTGCTTTCCGCGTTATTGTTAAAAGCTACTATTACTTTTTGCCCTCTCGAGCCTGTAAGCTTGTTTAATACCTTTCTGCTTATCTCTTCTTGCTTCTCTTGGTCAGGCACTCCGTTATTGAAGTTAACAACCTTAGTACCGCTAAAGCCATTCTGTACCTCGTTTATTAAATAGTCGCTAATCTCTTCTTCTAGTATTGCATAAGGTACAGCAGCAAGGTAATCAATCTCTCCGAAGTACTTAACCCCTACAGCGTAATCTTTAATACATAGTATCTCTATCTTTTCTTTTGAAGTACCGAAAGCGGGAATACGCTTAGGAGCAAATTTTCTAGTGTCCTCCCAGTTATCAGAATAGTAATACCCTTCTATATCTCCCTCAGCGTTGCACTTCTCAGGGCGTATTAAGTTAGTAGGTATATGGTAAGCCTTAATAACTTTAGTATGCTTCTCGTCGTAGTGAACTTGGAAGTGTCCCGCGCCTAACATCTTAAGCTCTTTAATCACCTTACGTAAACACTCAGGGCTAAATATAGAACGCATAGCAGCGTACTGCGACGGCTTTCTAGCAGCGTCCATAGCATGAAGCCCGCGCCCGTAAATTAAACGAGAAATATTGTTAATTACTGCGCTGTTAGTCGTAGACTTTCTCGAACGGTCTATTAAGAAGTTATAGTAGTCGTTAGCTTCTCCGTATTCTACCCACTCGTTACGGGTGTCCTCTTTTATCTCAGGCTGCTCATAAGCTGCCAAATTAAGTATTTTAATATCACTCATAAGTAACGTAGTCGTTTGTGCTGCTATAGCTTGTGTATTCGTTAGTGTTTACCGAGTAAGTGCTAATACTTTGATTAGTACAGAAAATTTTACCCTTGTAAACTATCTCGCTGCCGTTCTTTACCTCTAAAGTATAGAAGTTGCCCTCTTTCAAATTAAGTACCTCTTCGATAACTAAATAATATCTATCTACTGTAGGCGTAATTGCGTAAGTCTCTGAAACGTCCGTAAGCTCGTTTAAAATTACCATGCTGTCCGCGACTAATTCACGAGGTACTATTTTAAAATTTTGAGCTGTTCCTGTCTCTTCTAATATTATCATAACTTATATACGTTAAAAGCTCATTTTGTTTCAAATAAAAAAAGGGCAACCCGAAAGCTGCCCCTTAATAAACAATTAAACTATGAAAAATTAAGGTGTAGGTGTAACCGTTGTACCGTCTCCTAACTGAACATTCATTCCTAAATCTGCTAAAGTTTGGTCTGAGCTTGCATCCATAAACAAAGGAGGTAGTTTCTCCATTGCTTGGAAAGTTAAGTTATAACCGCTCATGTCTCCAAAAGCAGCACCTGTAACTATAGAACCTCCGTTAACGTCTGCTCCATGCTCATAACCTACTAAAAAGAAGTTATTGTTATTGTCTCTTACGATAACTTTAGGTCGTCCGTACGCTAAAAGTTTTACCTCTTTGTGCGTTGCTAGGTCTTGCTTCTTCAATGCTAAGTTTAAAACTTGGTCGAAGAAAGTAGTACCGTTTTCACGAGAAGAGTTAATAGCACTCTCTAGGCTAGACGTTCCTTTAATCTCGTACTTGTATGCTGTAGGTGTTCCCCCTACTGCTGTAACTTGGCTATCTACGTCAAGCGTAACTTGGTCTGCTGGTAAATCATCGTAATTAATGAAATATACCGCGTCTAAACCTCCTACGCTATCTTTACATGGCTCAAGTCTTCCAGCTGTAATATCACATGCCATATTTTCTATTTTTTATAAAAAAGGGCGGGCGTTAACCCACCCCTTAATAAGTTAGTAATTCAATTATTAGTTAACCGCGTTAACAATTCCGTAAGTACATACGTCAGCAGCGAAAGCATAGTTTACAGCAGCTGTAAAACGCATAATTACGCGACAATTCTGTGAACCGTCAAGGTCTGCCATATCCAAAACTTTAACTTCTTGGTGGTCTGAAAGCAAGCCAGTACCGAAATACAAGTTGTCGATAGTTGAAAGGATAGCAGTGTCAGAAGACATACCCGGACACATTACAACAGGAATACCGTCGAAGTATAAAGCTCCTCCTGTAGTGTACCACATATTACCTTTTCCTTCGAATCCGTTAGCTCCTACTCCAGCAGCACCGTACCCACCTAAAGCACGTACATACGCTCTGAAGATGTTGTTAGATACATACAATCTCAAGTCTTCACGACCGTAAAGAGTGTCAGGCATAGCGTCAATAACTTTACCTAGCTCAGATACTACGTTTGTAGCATCTACAGCAATACCTGTTACTTCTTGAGCAGCTGGTAATTCAGCGTCAAGTGCTAACAAAGTTTCGAATCCGTCGAACTGTCCTGTTACAGCTTTGTCTCCTTGCCAAATAGAAAGCTCGTTTCTAGCAGCAGACTTCTCAGCTACGTGTGCAATTAAGAAATCAGCGAAGTTCTTAGGTAGGTTGTCGAAAGCAGAGTAACCCATTTGGATAGCTTCCCAGTCAGAACGAAAATCTGCCTTACACAAAGAAAGGTTAATTTGTAAATCTTTCGGCTCTAAGATACGCTCTGTAAGCGTCAAAGTCGATGTAGGGTCGAAGTCGCAAGAACCGTCTTTTACGATGTCGTTAATACCTACTCTTTTAAGTACTTCTTTGTACTTTACGTTTTGCTTAACCGTAATAAGGTTGTTAGCGATTGTTGGCGCTGGTAAAAGCGCAGCAGCTACATACTTACCCGCGAACTCTCCCGCATAAGTAGTAGTAATAGATGTTGTTGTTGCCATTGTTTTATTTATTTAAAAATTATTATTTACTAATTAAGTCGTATACCATAGACTTCAAAGACTGCTCCTTTTTGTTAAAAGAAATCTGCTGTCTAGGTTGTGCGTTCTCAGGGTTATGTTGGATAGGCTTAGAAAGTTCTACCTCTTCTGTAGTTTCCTCTTTTTCCTCTTTAGAAAGTTCCGCTAAAATCTGAGCTTTCAATTCAGCAATTAAAGATTCTCTCTCCTCAGCTGAGAAGTAAGTTTCTTTAGATACTGACTCTACTACTTTTTTAGCTACAGGTGTAGCTGTTGGCTCTTCGCTTGCTGCTACCTCTTCCATTTCTTTCTCTTCAGCTTCTACTTCAGCAGCTTCTTCTTCCATTTCCTTTTTCTCGAAAGAAGCAATAATACCCTCTTCTTCAATTTTAAGAATCATGTCTTCTGCCATTTCGTATTCACCTACAGGTAAAGGTATTCTCTCATCCTCATTAACGATAAATACAGGCTGTCCCGCTTCAAATGCTTCAGCTTCTAAAGCTGCTTGCCCGTCCGCTGTTAAAATTTGCTCTAACTTCACTTCGACGGCTTTAAGTCCTATCTTACGAAGTAATTCATTTACTTGTTCTTTCATACGCTTTTCTTTTATATACGTTAAATTATTAAAGTGTTATAAATTTAACTAGAAACGCGGGTATTAGTTCGCGTTGTGTCCTCGTTTATAACGTTTGAATTATTAGTGTTTACGATAGGTGTAGATGTCTCGGTTTCTACTCTGTTAGTGTCCTCGTTTACGACGGTTGAAGTGTTACCCCCTACAGTGCTTCCTATTCCTTGCGCTCCTATAGTTCCGTCGCAGCATTTACGACTATACGTCTTACCGTCTTTACATAGGCAACCTCTACGCCCTCCTCTCGGGCTTGTTCTACTCGGT